TTGCCATAACTCTCTAGCACGTACAGTCTCTGCAACATCTCCTGTGCTGGGGTCAACAAGGTTCCATTCTGCTCCATTCTCTACAGCCTCCATAAACTCGTCAGTCACATTGACTGCGTTGAATAGGTTAAAACATTTACGGTTACTATCGCCTCCCGTTGGTAGCTTGAAGTTTATGAACTCTACAACGTCAGGATGGTTTATGTCTAGGTAGGCCGCATAGCTGCCCTTCCGAGTTTTGCCCTGCTTGTACGCTGTCATCTGACTGTCTACTACCTTCATAAACGGGATGGGGCCAGGGCTCTTTTCTGACACGCCTCTCACGCTTCCCCAGTGACCTCCTACGCCACCACCCTTTACACTCAGCCATGCTACCTCCTCGTTGTGTTCTATAAGCCCGTGAAGATCATCAGGAACGTAAGTGAGAAAGCAGCTAATAGGTAGGCCTTTGACTGCTTCGCCACGCTTAGGAGCATTAGACAATACAGGGCTAGAAAACATAAACCAGCGCTTACTAGCGTAATCGTAGATTCGTTGAGCAAACTCTTTGTCTCCGTAACTGTATGCCTCTGCCGCCCTTGCAAAAGCATCTTGGGGATCTTCACCAGCTAAACAATAGTAGTCACGCAACAGGCTCAACGCTTGATCTGAAAAGCCTTCGTTGCGGTTGTAATCTACATTAACCATTCTTTGCAGCCTCTATGAAATCATCGTACCCGCCTACATGAGTACCATCAATAAATATTTGTGGGACAGTCCTGAATCGGCCTATCTTTTCTTCTAGTATTTCATACTCACTTGGGTTCTTCACCAAGCAAATGTATTCGTAGTCCAAGCCAGCGGTTTCACAGAACTCGGTGGCGCTCTTGCAGTACGTGCATGTTGGTATGCCATAAATGTCTATCTTCACTCTATGCGTCCTTCACAAACTGTCCATCAACCATCTTACCAGTACGTTTACTGATCTCGTCATACGCCTGTTCCATGCACTCTGTAAGCGTTAGGTTCCACGCCTTGGTCTGCATTACCAGAGTCACTAAGATGTCCCCTATAGCGTCTTTAGCGGCTTCTCGGTCTTCTGCTTTGATAGCATCCTTAAGTTCCTCAACTTCCTCTAACGTCTTACGCCACTGCGCTAGCGGGTTTGGGTTAGGCAAGATGCCTTTTTCTTCGCCCCACTGCTCAATTAGTCCTATCAAATAAGCGTTCATCATTCGTTATCCTTAATCATTCGGTTGATATACCAGATACATTTCTGCAAGTCTTGAATAGGCTTACCTTTCTCAAGGTGTCTGCTCAGGTATTTTATAGCATTGCCAAAGTAAAAACTATAACAATCTGGTACTGTGTCGTCTATGTAGTCAATAACTTCTATTTCTTTGTCTGCGTAGTGTGATGGTTTGTTTACTGGATCATTATCCATTACCATCCTCTCGTCATGTGCTGACGTAAAGAACTCGTCCCAGCTATCAATCTTCGTAGTTTTCATCTTCCAACTCCTGAGCTAATTCTTCGTACTGTTCCAATATAAGATCATCGAAACGTTCTACGATTTCCTCGGAAGATACGTTCAAGACTTCCAAGAGTGTAAGCTCATCATAATGACAAAGACGCTCTTTAATGTCTTCAAGTGTTAGCATTACGGTTTGCTCCATTCTGGTGGAAGGCTGTCAATATCAAAGTATCTGAACCCTTCTTTCTCAGCCCAGCCTCCGTGTGTTAATCGTGTCCCATCCCTCCGCTTCTTGGCGTGTGGCATAGGCGTTCTAGGGTTCTGAAAGATGAATACAAGCTCTTCTCCCTTTTCTAGTCCGTTGCGTATGTCTTTATATTTCCTAGCCTCTGCAGAGTCTCTAAAGCGCCCTTTAGTCTCAATGTATATTTTGAATCCCTTTGGCGTTATGTAAACAAAGTCAGGTTCATAACGTTTGACCTGCACATATTCTATCGTGTCTGGATGAAATTTACAACCAGTAAGATGTTTTCTGTGCAGGTCATACTCAAACCATGAATCATACCCCTTGGGAGGCTTAGTACGTTTCCTCAGCTTGGCGGTTGCCATAGTTCGTTATCCTTACGCCTCATGTGAAGAAGTCTAGCATCTTCTAAGGCTCTGTCGTAGCTCCCATGCGCCTCAACACACGCTTGCCAATATCCTAGTTCAGTCCCATCTGTTTCATCAAGAATCTTAACAGCCTTCTTAGGCCCAATATTCTTAACACCCTGTATGTTATCAACTCTGTCGCCAGTTAGCAACTGCGTATAGAAGTTATACAATGCCTCTTCAGCGTCTACATAGTACATCTCCTCCCGTCTAAAGTTATAATGCCAGCCCTCTACAGTATCAAGGTCTTTGTCAATGCTAACGCAGATTGCCTTATCTCCAAGAGTAGTCATGGCCTTACTGATTAGGTCGTCAGCCTCTTCCCCTAGCGCCACTTCCGCTTCCCAGTAACTTTCTAGCCTGTCCCGTAAGGCTTTTAAGTGCCTCGGCTTTCTGGTTCCTGTGCGGTTGCCTTTGTATGGCTGTGTTACTGCTAGTTTCTCTCTAAAGTTTGGATGCTTTTTTGACTTACCTGTAATGTAGAATTTCCACTCAAACACGTCAGGCAAGTCAAACAGCATTAGGTCGCAGATGAAACCGTCAAGAGAGGTTACAGCGTGTGACTCAGTATCATCATCAGCACCATAACCAATCTGGTAGGTCAATATGTCTGCATCGACCAGAGCGACTTTAGAGGATGTCGTCATCTTCATCGACTGTGACTACATCGCCCTCTTCGTAGCTAACTAGGTCTGTGACGACAAGCTTCTTGAGCGATGGTGATACGCCTTCTTTGTTCTTGAACGTCCATGAGTAAGAGCCGATAACTGCGATGCCTTTAGAGCCATTGCCTACGCTGATGCCTTCCATCGAATTACCGTTCTTGTCAAAAGCACGGATAGGGTTGTTGGACTTGCAGGTGATGAAGTCACCACGGTCTTCTTTGTTTTTAACATCAATACCCATGTCTCGCAGTGCTTGGGATGCCGCTGGGCTTAGGTTACATAGGTCAACTTGATACTTGTCTGACATCTCGTTACGAGTCTCAAGGTTAGCCCACATTAGGTCTGCTTTTAGTTTGATAGGTGCAGTCATTTGTCATTCTCCGTATTGGTGACGTTTGTTTAATTTTACAGTTTATACTAATAGTATATCACGTTATTTGAATAGGTGTCAACACTTTTTTTAAATTAATGTGTATCAGCCCAACTATTTCCTATATCCGACTCAGCCGCTACAGGGATTCGGAATCCAAGGGTCTGTCCTGCGGTTACTGCCGCTTCCTCTAGGACTCTAGCCAGCTTCTCAGCGTCTTTCTCTGCACAGTCCCACTGTGTCTCATCGTGTACAAACGCAACCAGCTTAGCGTCCAAGCCCAGTCGTGTTACCTGTCGTTGGCACTCTACAAGCCATGCCTTGGCAACAATCGCACCAGCCGCTTGAAGTAGCATGTTCAGTGCGCTGTGTTCGCTTCGCACCTGAATATGTCTACCATCTAATGCTGGAACCCACCCATTATGCGATAGGCGCTTTACCTTGTCAATCAGTTTCTTCATTGCAGGTATCTTGCGAAAGAATGCGTTCTTAAGCTTAGCACCTTCCTTGGCACTACCACCAACGATAGAGCCTAGTTTAGCCTCACCAGCACCGTATAGGAACGCATAGATGAATGTCTTAGCGTCAGCCCTTGTAGGCAGTCCTGCGGCTTTCTGGTTGGCTGTATGTATATCACCCTCCAACAACTCTTTAGTGTATGAAGCATCCCGCATGTAATGTGCGAGACAGCGTAGTTCTATCCCAGAAAGATCTGAACCAACCAGTCTACGATCTTGTCCAACAATCCATAACTCCCTACAGTCGTGGTCACTTGGTATCTGCGCCATGTTGGGGCTACTGTGTGTACAGCGGTTTGTAACAGCCCCTATGCTATTGATACGCCCATGAACACGACCATCCTCTTTAGTTGCTTTTAGCCAGCTAGTTACTAGCCCGTGTCTTTTCTGTAGCCAGAAGTACCTAGCCAGTAGCTCAGCTTCTTTGAGCTTGTAAGACTCTGCTACATTCTTTAGGACAACATCATCAATAATAACATTACCCTTCTCAGTAAACTTTTCGAAGTCTACACCCAACGTCTCCAGCCTTTCAGCGATCTGTTTTCTAGAAGCTGGGTTGAAGACGACCACTTTGTCTTTAAGACGTTTGCCTGTTTTTTCAGACCAACGCTCTTCAACAATCGGAGGAAAGACTTCTTGAAGCGCACCCTTAATTGAATCCATCTCAGAAACAAGATCGTACTCCATTTGTTCCGCTTTTGCTTTATCAATCTTGAAGCCTGTTCTTTCCATTCTGCTAAGGATGATAGCAATTTCATGTTCCAACTCCACAGACGGCTTAGCGTCTTTCCACTTGTCAAATTGAGATTCAAGGTGCTTATGCAGGTATGCTAACACAGCTACGTCACGTTCACAATACTCTGCCATCTCATCAGTTAATCCTCCATTAAAGTCTGTAACATCGAAATCCATCTTTTCGAATCCAAGGCGTTTGCCCCAAGCTTTTAGACTGTGCCCTCCCTCGATGACTGGGTTGTGCAACCTAGACAT